CCTATACTCATCATAGAGTTCTCTACAGAACACCAGTGTTCCCACATTTCCTGTTTCATACGGCAAAACTTTCTCCACACCCACACTGAGATGTGGCATTTGGATTAACAATTTTCAAGTAAGAACCAGATATATTGCTAGTAAAATCTATGATAGTATTTACTACGAACATCATAGCATGAGGATGCACACATAAGTAACCTGTCTTAAGTTCAAACTTATCCTCAGTATTAAACTCGTCTGGTATTTCTTCTTTCAATATAATCCATTCATACGCAAATCCTGCACAACCACCTGCCCTTATCTCAAGCATAACACCTTTAGCATTTTGTTCTTTAATGATATCAGATAGATGATCATTGGCAGTATCGGTGATGGTAAGTAAAGCCATATTTTAAGAAATATCCTTTCTACTAATAAGTTCTTTTGGAACATTATACATCTCCATGTTAATTATATATGCATCATTGACATCTATACAATAAAACTTTTCATTTGTCGTATACTTTGTATTAATTGTTTTAACAGGAGCATCTCTTACAGATTGCCCATCCAGAAACCAAGCTTGTTTACAATCTTTTCTAAATTGAACGAATGTTAAAGTACCACAAGATCCTCCTCTTACCCATTTATCTATTATCTTTTTCTTTCGATAAGGAATATGTACTGTCAACCAAGCATTAGGCCATTTATCTTTCCAAATATAGGCTATCTCTGTTTCAAAATAAGAAATAATATTATTTTTCTTACAAGTAATATCAACTCCATATGTTTCTGTCAAGTCAATACATTCATAATCATGTTTCTTTAGCCATTCTTCCATAATACCATTAGATAATGGGTCAGCTTTTTTATAAAGTTCTTCATCAAACTTTTTAGTTCCCATTAATTGTCTCCTGTGTCAAAGGGATTACTAATTTCTGTCATTCTACCAGTATTTTTATTATAGAATAAGTATGTAGATACTCCGGTTTCTCCTGTATACCTATTCTTTAGTATACGAATAGTTGTTGTGTTAGATAGTATTGGATCATCATTTTGTTGATTTCTTTCCAAGGCTATAACGGAGTCAGACAAATGGCCGATTGAGGCCGATCCTCTGAGATGACTTAAACTTATTTCCTTCCCATCTTCATGTCCTCTATCACCAGCAGGTCTACGTAGATGAGATACTAATAATAAACATATCCCTGTTTGTTCAACCAATGATCTTAACTTAGTCATTAATATATCTATAGATTTTCTTTCATCTGTATCTTCTTGTCCACTAACTAAAATACTTAAGTGATCTAAGAATATCCATTTAGTATCAAGGGCTTGTGCCATGTACCTGACCCGTGCAAGAATCTCGTCATTGTTTATTGAACCAAAATGATCGAATGCAAAGAGTCTTCCACTACCTACTGTAGCATCTTGCCATTCTTTTAGTTGCTTATTATTATATCCTTCTCTAATTTCTTTAATATATAAACGAGCATCTGCTTCTACTGACATAATATTCCATGCTGTATGTTTAATACTTTCTTCTAGTGCAAGGATACCAATATTATCTTTTGTGTTCCGTAAGATATGATGCATAAGCTCTCTAATTATAGAAGACTTTCCCATTCCAGCACCACTACAAAATGTAATTAACTCCCCCGTCCTCATCCCATAAGTCTTTTCATTCATTTGAGGCCAAGGATATAAACAAGTTTCACAATACTCTTCTTCAAAAAGAGAGTCACCTAAATCTTTTAAGTTAATAATTCCTGCTGGTGTATATGGTTTAGCACCCCACCAATCTTGTGTAAATACTTCACGTTGTCCCATCTTAAGATACTCATTAGCATCTTTATGTTCCATCCTCATGATCTTACATTTATTAGGAGCAAACAACTGAGCTACTTTTTCAGCAGCTTCTTGTCCTTGCTTATCCATATCAAAACAAATAACGATATTATCATAGCCATCTAGATAATCAAAGGCTTCTTTACAATCTCTTACTGCTCCTGCTGCTCCTGTCTTTATACTTACACTGGGCCACTTCGATCCCATAAGCTCATAAGCACTCATAGCATCTACTTCACCTTCACAAATTGTAATGTACTTTGCTTTCTGTGTAAATATATTTTGTCCAAACAATACAGCGTCAGATAATTCTCCTTCTACCCACATACGTTTATCTTTTGTTTGTCTTATCTTACTTCCTATATGTTCCCCTTTATTATTATAGTAACTATATAAATGATGGGTAGTTATATTACCATTTCTTTTAATCTTAGTACTAAATTTCTTGGCAGTCTCTAAAGATATTTTACGTTCAGGAATTTCTCCCCACTCTCCAATTGTAGCCATAGATTTTACCTTTGTTTTAGATATAGTTATTATATTATCATCAAACCTAGTTTGACAAGAGAAGCACCATGAATATCCTGCCGTATGATTAACATTAGCATCACTAGATCCACAAGCAGGGCATGCTCCACGATCTAACCATTTCTGTTGTTGCATTATACCCCCGGTCCCGGCCATGTGCCGTTATATACTTCTTTCATACGTTCACTCATTTCATTTTCCTCTTTAAAAATATAATCTTGTACTAAATATTTCCATGATATAGGAAAGATATCTTGCATATGTTCAGCGATAGCTTCTGCTATCCATCTTGTTTCTGTTTGTGCATCTTCTTGTAATCTTAAATTACATATTCTGGCAAAAGCATAAAGACTTCCTGACCAATACCATTTTGTTATCATAGATTGTGGAAGGATAGCTCTTGCTTGTTCAGGACATACATTAGCTTTCAACATTTCTTCATAAGTTTTTTTACAAGTATTAATAGCAACATGATATCTTTCATTAATCCAAGTGTTCCCAAAAATCTCATGGCTTGTTGATCCTTGCTTTTTATTCTCTGCTCGTTCTCTCCATGAAGATGGATACCAGAAATCAGGGGGAGTGTCAACGTATCTTCTTGATATTTCATTCCAAGCTAGTCCAACCTGATGTTTCATTAATTGCCTAGCTACAAATACTGGAGCAACTATCTTGAATGTGGCATAGCAATGAGAGAAAGGTGACCAATGCCCATGCTCTGCAAGATACCTAATTAGTTTTTCATCAGTCGGAGTACAATCATATTCGATCTTACCTTTTACCATATCTTTATTAAAAGAAACTCGTGCAGAATCCACTACAGTTTTATCATCACCCATGCTATTAATAAAATCAACATTTCCACCACTACATTTTTCACGTTCTTTAATTTCTTTTTGCATTTTCTCTATGTAATTACTCATTGAAAAAAACTCCTTGGAAAAGACCATCGTTTCATTATAGAACATTTTGGAATAGTAATTAATCCTCCATATTGAGCTTCATTTTTTACCTTATAATTATTAATTGATCCAGCAAGAGTAATATAAATATCATCTTCATTTACAAGCAAGCCACAGGATTTAACCAACATGGGAATTAATGCTCCTACTTCTTCTTCAGATTTCCAAGCTGCATCTTGGTACTCAACCGAATCAATCCATTCAATACAAATTATAATATCATTCATCTATCTCTCCCCATGTATCTTGCATAAAGTTATCCACAAATGTTTCTTTATCAGCCATGATATCATCTGTATCTCTTCGGGCCATTCGTTTAGCTTCTCTTTTATAATAACCTTCTTCCTGATACTGCTTTGTTAAGTCTCTAAAGATTCTTTGTCTTTCTTTTTGCAAGAAATTCTTAGGCATTCTATAATCCTAAATCTAATTGATCTATTTCAGAATCAGAATTTAGTTTTTCCCATATTTCTTTATGACTGATGCCATGTATAGCAACCCAATCAGTTAAAGATAAATGTCCTGCATCTTCTTCCATTTCGATTAACCAATCTTTTACTCTACCCATTAGTTTTCTCCTTTATCTATGCTCTGGATCTTCCATCAATGCCCATCCACTCATGTTACTGGAAAAGCTACTCTCTGGATTTATCTTTCTTCGTAAAGAATATATTTCTTCTTGTAATGTTTTTATTCTTTGATGGGCACGATTTAATTGTTCTTGTAAGTCTCTAACATTTTTTCGTAATTCATATTCAATATCCATATTAATCTCCATTAATTATTAATGCATTCTAGAAATTTGTATACCATCATTCAACATATATGTTTCAGGTGGAACATCAAATGGCTCACAAATATAATCTATATATCGTAAAGCTGCTAATCTAGTTTTAAATAACATAGGTTCTCCACCATTTTCACTTAAGATATCAAACATTAAGTCATCAATATCTGTTTTTGTTATTACAAACATAAACTTAAAGCTCCTATCTCATAAGATATATAGTATCCTAAAGCAAATGTAAATAAACTAATAATAAAACAAAAGATTAAAGAATTATTTGTTAGCATTAGGTTGTTCCTCTTTATGTTTTATTTTTCTAGTATAAAGTATTCTACTATTTACTATTCTCTTTCTCCACATAGGATCAGAGAGTTGTTTTGCAACCGGATTGTTTTTTCTCTGACCATCCATTACCTTATTCCTTTTAATATATTTGCTATTACATCAACAGTCCATGAATTTCCAATAACTTTATATCTATTTGTATTAGCTATTCCTTTT